GTTCGGAGTCCGCGCCGTCGGTTTGTTCCGCTCCCGTCGGTCTGGATTGTTTCGGCGGAATATGGCCGATTAAAACGCTCGGCGGACGGTTAGGCTTGCCGCCGGGCGCTCGGAAGCCCATTCCGGCGACGGCTTTTGTAAGCTCCTCTTTTATGTCTTCAAGTAAAAGGAATGTGGCTCTCATGGATTTAACCCGCTTGCCCGCAAAAACCCGTCGCACGATTCAATAAACGCATTTTCAAAAGCCTCTTGAGCCTGCTTTGCGAGTACGGGCGTAATGCGCATCTTTGTAACGTCTTCGGTCATTTGCGGAATTGATATGGTGTACAGTTCTTTAACGGCTTCGCGACGCTTGCCTTTGCCGCGACCGCTGTTAATTATTCGGGTTTTGCCGGTGCGCTCAAAAACTCCCTTATGTCCGCTAGCCGTTTGAGCGACAAAAGCGTGTTTGAACACATGCCGATTTTCACCGATAAACACAGACACGCCGCCGCTTGTTTTTCCGCTCATTACAGACTGAGGAGCCGCGCCCATGTTATAAAATGGCGTCATGCCGCTTGATACAGACACCGTCGCGGTCGGGTCATCCGCCCGCGCCTTTGTGGTTTTCCATTCTTCGTTTGCCGCGCCTTTTGCGGCGTTCCAATACTTTTTGAGTAGTTTTCGGGCTTCCGGCGTTACTCGTTTAGCGGCTTTATTTGCGGCGTCAGCTATCGCTTCCGGAAACATTTCCGGCATTTCACGCAAAAAAGTAATGACATGTTTGTTTTTGGTCAATTCAGCGGATATGGAAATCATGTCGTTACCCGTTCAAGCGTGATTTTCAAATGAGCAAACGGAGTTTGCACGTCCGTCACCTGCCAATATTCGCCGTCTAAAAGCACCTGTTCGGTGATTTTCGGCGGCGGCGTCAGATCAATATCGCGGCAAATTACACGCTTTCGCATGACATTTACCGCGTTTGCGCCGAATTCTTCCTTTTCAAGCGAGGCGTCTTCGGCGATTGTCAGCGGGTAGCCATTCCAGGAACAGACGCGTCCGAATTCTTCCGTATTCAAAAACACGTTTTCAAAATCGGCGCGCATCTGTTCCCGGAAAGCGGTCATGACGTTGCAAGCGCCTCTTCCAATAGCGTCCGCAGTTCCACAACAGAAGCGCGTGGATTGAATGGAACGCCCTTTGCCGATAATTCAGCCTCGAGTTCCGCCTTTGTCATTTTTTCAATGGGTTTGGGCGGAAGCTCACCTTCGACGTCGGCATCGTCTCCGGAAGCGCCCGCGTCGCCGGTATCCGGTTCGTCGTCGGAAGTGTCTTCGATATCGCCCGAGTTAGCGATAACGGGAATAGTCGCGTCCACGAACTTTTCAGCCCATTTCAAGCCGATAAGCCGGGTTGCCTGTTTTTCGGAGACTTTAAGAGCTTCGCCCGCTTTGTAAAATTTGCCGTCATGCGACAACGGATTAATCAGTTTTATCAAAATCATGTATCACACCCCTAACCCGGATATTTCATAGCGGGTTTCGTTTTGAGGCAAGGAGTGTTTGGCAGGCGGTGAGAATACAGCAAATGGCGGGAATTCGCGTCAGAGCGCCTGAAAAGGCGCTAAAAAGGCGTCAGAAGACACACTACCCCCTTACCCCCGGGATAGTCATCGTGCCCGGAGCGCACTCAATATGTCTTCACCCGGTCAATGCGGCGGCGGCACGGGTGAACACATCCCGCAATGGATGTGAGGAAGAAAACAGGATGCGTATTCTGCGTGTGTTGCGTATAACGGCCGTTCCTATCTTAAACAACCGGACACGAATAGTCGCCGCTGTAGCTTTTTCAAATTCCGTACCTGCAAGCGCCATATCCTTAAACCGTTGCATCAACGTGTAAGCAAATCCGGCAAACAGAACACGCAGCCAGTTGGAAAGGAATTTGTGGCAACTGGTGCGGGCGCCGAATAAATCAAGCTGTGTTTCCTTGATACGATTCTCCGCCTCGCCGCGCTTGCAATACAAATCGTCATAAAGCTCCACTGCCGGCAGATTAAGGTTCGTAACTACAAAGCGCGGGTTGTTCCCCATCGCACCAAACTCAAGACGGGTCACTATGCGCCGTTCGCAGTTCCAGGTCTTCGCTCCATAGTAAAATTCATGAATGCTCCGTTGTTTTTCACCGCTCTCCTTGTATTGGCGCTCAAGGACACTTTCCCATTCTTTAACGCTCATTTTCAGACGGTCATTCTTTGCAACGCCTATCACATAACCAACGTCTTTACGTTCGCACCAGCGGATCAGCAACTGTCGGCAAAAACCAGAATCGCCGCGTACTATAAAGCGCGTATCAGGCCATACCTCACGAAGGCGCGTCACCAGAAGCCTGATGACTGCCGCCGAATGCTTCGCGCCATCAATGCGGCTGTTGCGCAATACACAGCAAAGCAAATCCCGACCACAGTAAACATACAGCGGCAAATAGCAGTAGTGATCGTAATAACCATGAAATTCCGATCTTTCCTGCTCGCCGTGTAATGGAATGTCAGAGGCGTCTATATCCAGAATAAGTTCTTTTGGCGGTTTTACGTACTTCGCTATGAAAAGGTCTATAAGCACTCGGCTAAGTTCAATAATGTCAGAACGGCTCACGCGTGTCTCCAACCTTGACAGCGTAGGACTGCTCGCCAAATCTTCATCCCGCTCAAGCGCCGTCTGCATCAGTATATCTTTGCGAAGTTGATCGTGATCGTTCAAATCCTCGTAACCGCACGACATGGCATATATGCGCTGGCTTACTAAAGACTCCATCGTGTGCTTGATAAGAAACTTGTCCCGTGGATCATATATGGCTTCGGCTACCGCTTTACTTAACCCGATCTTGCGGTCCACCTGACTAAGAAGTATCACTCCGCCATCGGAACTAATGTCTCCACCGTTGAAATTTGCCTCAATTTTCCGGCGTCCAAGCCTTCCAAATTCAATTGATGTCGTGGTACAATTTGTCATCGGCGCAATCCCCCTGAAAAATGGCGTTAACACCCTTATTTTACAGGTTATTACGGGTTGCGTCGATACCTTTCTCGTGAAATATCCGGGTTAGTTTTTTTCCGCTTCCGCCGCGACTTCCTTACTCAAACCTGAGTAATCCATAATCTGCTTGGCCAGCGATTCCACAAAATCAAAGGGATACTCATTTAAGATCGTATCCTGATCGCTTTCGTCAAAAATCTTCCGGCCTTCGGAGTCCACGCACGCGACAAGCAACAGAAACCCGTAAAAAGCGCCGATCAGGTCATTGCCGTCACCAAGTTTACTGAGCCGGATACGATCCGCCGCCGTAAGCTTTCGGATATAAATTCCGTCAACCTCGCTGTAATCCGGGATTTCGGCTTTTTTGTTCGCGCGCGATGAAACAACTGAAAGTATTTGATGTTTGTCCATAATTAAGGCTCCACCTCTTTGACATATGTCATTTTTACGGGACCGGAAATCGTGAGCGTAACCGCCATTTCAAACTTCTCAGCCTGGGGAACTGAAAACGAAAGCCCCGGATACGCTTTAAACTCGAACTTTGACCCCGACGGGAACTCAATTTCAAACTCACGAATCCCCGTCGGAATTTCGTTCGTCGCCTCAATAAGCGCCTCTTGTCCCGGATCGCCGGGTACGCGGTTGACGTTAAAAGTAACCGTCCCACTGCTTTTAAACGTGGGCTTTTGTTCTTTGAAGCCCAGCGGACTCTGCATGTGGGTAAAATCCACAAAATCCTGTGTGATCTGCGGTCCCGAAATGTCATGGGGTTCGCCGACAGGTAAAAACGTCCCCCCGTCCTTTATACGGACGAAGGTTCCAAGCCCGATAATTCCCTTTGATTTAGCCATACTGCCATCCTCCTGTTTACAATCTTCTTGTTGTCACTGAATACGCGTGAAGCAATAACCATTCCCCCAGGTGTTCCGGAGGCCCGTCGATAACAAGCCTCCGGTCTTGCCATGTGATTTGTTGAAACGGCGTAACGCCGTCGCGGTATCGAATCCACAGCCGGAACTGTTGCCGGCAGGATTGATCCTGCATGGTTTCGGAGTCCAGACCTCCGCCCAGAGGCTCAATCTTTGCCCAGACGCCGGAAGCGACCGTCCCCGCGAACTTTCCCGCGCCCGTCGCGGCGTTATACGGCGGGCAGACTTCGATTATGTATACCCGTTCACGCAATTCGCCGACGTATGGAAGTATCATCTGTAGCCCTCGTTTCTAAGCCTGTACGGATCGCACAAGGCCAGCGCGCCCATCGGAATACCGTCGGATTCGCCGCGCTTGTCATACAAGGCTTCGATAATCATCAGCGTCGCCTGAATAAGCGGTTCCGGAGGCGGATTTCCGATTTCACCGTGGATTATGTTTTCCACGGCCTTTTGAGCCGCGATTATCAGCGACCCGATAAACTTGTCTTCCGGCTGCGGCGTTTTGTCCGATTCGTCTGAAATCAGACGCAGGTACAATTTCGCGCGCGCCAGGGTGACGACTGGCTTGCGGCTCATTACTGAGTATCTCCAGATCCTGGATCTTTATCGTGACCGCCGCTGTCGCCGCCCGGAGGTTCCGACCCGGAACCACCGGAACGCCGCCCGCGCTTGTTTTCCTGCGCGAAAACGACTTTCTTTTGGTATGAGATTTCCGCCATTTTTTTGGCGACACCCATTTTGATAAGCTCGTTAGCCAATTCGCCCGGCAAATTCAGCCTTTCGCCGTTTCGATAATTCTCATGCGCCTTTACAATCTTGACTTGTATTCTCATGATTACTCCTTAGGAAGGAAACGCGCCGTAAATCAGCGCGTCCGGAATATGGACGGTTAAACCCAGGCGCTCTTCAATAAGAATCGCCGTAAGGTTTCTGGTGAAGAAATCAGCGTGTTCGCGCGAAACGCTGACCGACGCGTCGTCTCTGTCCCAGATGGTGGCCGCCATTGAAGAACCCACAAGGAAATAACCCGATTCCATCGCCGCGGTAGGAATTACCGGCCGTCCCCAGAGGATTCTGGAGTTGACCGCCTGCGGATTGGCGAACAGATAGCTGTTGTCCGTTTTTTTCAAGCGCTCGATTGCAGCCCAGTCGGATACGTTCATTACCGTGAAATCCCAGGGGTAAAACGTTTTTTCCAATTGTTCGCCGGCTTTATGGATGGTGTCGATGCCAGTATCGCCGGAAGCGTTGGCCGCCGTGTCATACGCGCTCGCGTTGGTGACGATGCCGGAAATAGTGTCTCCCGCGCCAGTGCCGGCCAAAAGTTCCTGCTCTTCTTTCAGCTTCAGGCCGTACAGCAAACGGGTGTTGATATAGCCCTGAATCGCGGGCGCGTCGGCCAGAAGCTGCACTGAAATCGGCAACCAATGCGCAAGCGTCTGAACCGGTTT